AAGGGATGGCTAAGTCTATCTTTTATAATATGTATATAGCAGCTTCGATAACTTCAATGGGTCAATCATTAATTTCAGCATCTGGATTATTCTTTGAGATGTTTCTTCATAACAACGTAAAATTTGAATCTCTCGAAGACTTAATGTGTATGATACATAATATCTTGTCAGAGAAAAATAATAGAACCTATAACGATGTAGTTGTGTTAGACAGGGATGTAGATGTTGATGAATGTTTTGAAAAATTAATTTATACTTGTGGTTTTGATTGGATTCCTAATGATAGAGAATTGAATATTATATATGATATGCTAAATAATCTTGACCAAGAAGATATCAATAGAATTCATTATAAAAACAATCTATATGAATTTTTAGATAATTCACATGTAAGAAATATCATAATAGATATAATGACTAGATGTCAATCACCTATGATATTCCCAACTGACCCACCTGAAGAGATTAAGGATAGTTTAAAAGAGTTATTAAATCTTATAACTGAATATGTTTATTATGAACACCAGTTAATTAATAGATTGGATAGATATAGTAATATGATTAGGTCCGTATCTATAATAACAGATACAGATTCATGTATAATTTCTTTAGATAACTGGTATAGATATATCTTGAAGATGGTTGAGAATGTAAATGTACCATTAAGATATACGGAAACTGATGAACTATCTGCAATAGAAGGTGAACCAATTACAAGAACAACTACAGTTAAGACTGACAATAGTGATGAAGCTTTAGCTGCACAAAGGGCTATCAAACCTGATATTATATCACCACAAGAAGGTCTTAGATATACAATAATTAATATGCTTGCATATATCTTAGATGATTTGATAAATAAATATGTATTTAATTTTGTTAATTCAATGAATGGTATGGAGGGTAGAATTGATTCTTGTTTAATGTTGATGAAGAATGAGTTCTTATTTAAGAGAGTATTGGTTAAGGCAATGAAGAAGAACTATGCTGCAATACAGGAACTTCAGGAAGGTACAATTGTTCCACCTGCAAAATCTTTGGATATCAAAGGACTTGCTATAAAGAAATCAGATTTATCTATTAATACAAGGAATAGACTTCAGCATATATTGAAAGAGTATATCTTAGATATAAGAGAAGATGAGTTATCTCAAACAAAGATAATTGATGAGTTAAATAAATTCCAGGATGAGATTTATCAATCTCTTATAAGTGGTTCAAAAGAATACTATAAGCCTGCTAAGATTAAGTCTATTTCATCATATGATAAACCATTTAGTATTCAAGGAATTAAAGCATCATATGTTTATAATATAATTAAAAACCCACACGAAACATCTATAAATTTAGATGAGGGTAATTTTATAAACATTGTAAAGGTTGATATAAACAAAAAGAATATTGATAAGATAAAAGATATTGATGAAAAGATATATATTAAACTTAAAGAGTTAATTGATAAAAACCCAGCTTTCTCAAAAGGTATTACAAATATAGCAGTGCCTGAAGATGCAACTCTACCAGAATGGGTTTTATCTTATATTGACCATAGGACTATCATATCCGACAATCTAGGTAATTTTCCTATAGAGGATTTGGGTATAAGTAGACCTAATAACAATGTAGCATATACAAATATTATATCATTTAATTAAAAAAAAGTGGAGTAATGTAGGTAGTGGTTATCACTACCTACATTGTTTGCATTAAATTGTCCCATAGTATTAAAAACCACGTCAGTATACTTTCAAGAAATAAATTACGAACTTTTATATTTTTAACATTAAAAATTTTTTAAGTGGTTCTTAAGGAAAGATAAATATCAACAAAGGTTTTCATTATTCAAAATCAAGTATGTATGTAACGCACACAATAGTTATGTAATTCTGTTAATCTTCATTCGACTAGGATTGATACTCAGTGCACATATAAAAACGGATTATTTAGTTACACTGGTTTGTATAAGTATTTGTTTTTTATAAGTATTCTTTTTTGTTATATATTTTATTAATTTAAAAATATCTCCCCATAGTCAATGGAAATTCAATCAAATTCATTTAATTAAATTTAATACACAGTATCCTAAGAATAACTTATCCTTAAAATCAATATATACCTCAATAATATGTTGGCAATAGATTTAAAATTGGGGTATAATATAGTAGAGCCATAAGACTCTACTATATTAAATTTATAAAACATAATCAAATTATGTGAGGTAGGCTTATATGAATGAAGTTCCATCCTTAGGTTTGATAGAATCAATTCCAGTATAATGGAATGCTTCAGAGTTAAGAACAATACCACCTTCATCAACATTTCTGTTCTGATGTTCAAGTACTTGTCTTGCCTTCTCATTTATTTCCTTACCTTCTGCCATATAGCAATGATATCTAACCTGTACTTCTCTGATGTTTATATCACCCTTAGTAACTTCATAGATACCTACATCAGCACTAACTGGCTGAGCTGCTAGGAATAGGTAAGCCTTTTCAACCTTAAGCATAGTATTATCAGTATTGATATATAGGAATGTGAATATTTCATTTTCATATCCATCTTCCATCTCACCATTACCTATAAGACCATAATAAGTCTTAGCCTGTGTAGCAGGGTCTTTTATACACTTAAGCATAATTTCATGGAATCTAGTAAATACAGAACCAGTCTTTTCAGTGTAAGTCATTGACAATTCACCGAATGCCTGTCTATTTACCTTACCAATCAACTTGATTTCTTCTATACCGTTGTTTACGTCTATAGTATCAACAGATATTTCATTGAAACCATCTATATTCTTGAACTCGTGTTCAATACAGTGTACATAGTTATTTACAAGGTTAGCCATGTCTTCAGACTTTTCAGCTAGCTTTCTCATAACTCTTGGAATTTCTAATACATATAGGAATCCATAACCTGATTCATAAAGATTGAACTGTTCAACTTTACCCCAGTCAGTAACTCCTTTATACAGTTTATACTGAGTAAGGTTTTTAGCTTTCTTCAATCCATTAAAATAACCATTTGTAATAGTAGTTTGTGTAATAGCCATTATATTTTATCTCCTTTCCTCAATCTAATACTGTAAATTTATGATATTGATGTCAAATCTTTCAGATCTTATCCAATCCTTACAAGCAACTTCTATAACCATATGAATCTGCTTATCAACATGACTTCTGTTGTTTACAATATAAATAGTTCTTAGTAGTGCAAAGTTACCCTGTTCACTTTCAAGTTCTCTATCAATATCAGACTTGTAATTATCTAGGTCCTTACCATGCATAAATGCATATCTAATCTTAGGACACTTGATTCTTATCTTCTTTATCAATCTCTGAATATTCATAACGTTGTTTATGAATGACATCTGAGAATATTCTTCCTGAGAAGTCCAGTTAGTTTCTACAACTAATTGATTGTCATGGTAAATACAATAATTAACATGAGCAGTGTCTAGAGTCTGTCTCTGGTCAGAATACTTATGCTTAACTGGTATAAATGATTCAGTACCCTTGATAGCTCTCTTAAGTATAAAGTTATTAGGTATACCAGCATTAGGTCTATGTCTACCATTCTTACAATGTTCAACAAATAATTCAGTTAATTCGAATGTACTTGTAACAGTAATCTGCTTATGAGAATATGGGTCAATTATATCATATGATAGGAAATAGTCAGCACAATTTCTATGAGAAACAAAACCATATCTCATTTCCATGATTTCCTGAAGCGAATTCATACCTAGACCGAAGTCTCTTAGGTATATAGTATCATCTCTATATTCGCATACAAATTCTTCTATAGCAGTCTTAACCTTAAGAGGATAATTAGCGTCAGCAACGATGTCTATAATCCACTTATGGTTATCATATATTTCACTAGTGATATCACCATTGAAGAACTTATAAAGTTCTTCTTCATAAACAACCTTATTTATAGGTGAGTCTCCAAATGAACCATTATCACCATTAGTAAGTGTTATACCATGTGGTGTAGACATATTGATAATTGTAGCAGGATTATGATGAGTCTGGAATAAATCATTCTTAGGGTCATCTTCACTACTTACAACTGTTATTTCTTCAAGTATATTTCTTTTATCTCTACCGAATAAAATATCTATAGACTTTAAGTAAGCTAGGTAGTCTTCTTCATGAACATCTTCTTCGATAGTATTCTTAATTATAAACTGATATAAGTCAAGAACAGATTCTTCATACTGCTTACACTTGATCTGTAGCATACCAGTATTGATAGAAGCATTCATTCCAAGGTTAACGTTATTCAATACCACTTCAGGGTGGAATACAAAGTCTCTTTCTTCAACAACAGTATTCTTTTCAAGTACCTGGATAGTATGCTTCATAGCATTAGCTGCACCAGCTCTTGTGAAATAAGAAGGTACTATTCTGAAAGACTTATTACTCAAACCTCTACCGTTATCAGTTATAGTGAATAATGGGTACACTCCACCATCTCTCTTACCTGCAACTCTAGCATTAAGGTCCTTTATATCCTTTACATCGTCATAAGATTCAGTAAAGTATCTTATAAGTACAGAATTTCTACCCTGAGTATCATCTATTAGTTTAGGCTGATATTTACCTTCAGCATCCCATAGATATTCATTGTCTTCAGAAGAAGGCTTAGTAGTATCTTCGAAAACTTGTCTAATTCTACCATTAGCGTCCTTCTTAGTCTTTATAATTTTTCTTTCCTGAAGCATAACTTCAGCAAATACAGTCACATTGGCTAATTTAGCATCTGGTGCGACTATTCTTTTACAGATAACTCTAGCACCTGCATCTATAGCAGCAGCAGCCTGAATTAATGGCTGACCGTGTCTCTTAAAAGATATATCTTTATTCTTATCACCAAATAGTTTAAAGAACTTATCACCTGAAACTTCTAACATTTCTTCAGGTCCTTTATCTGATGAAAATGCCATCAAATAAAACGGGATTGTACTTAGAGCTTCATCTTGGTCGTATATTACTGACATATCATTTACATTTATAAATGTTTCCGTTAATGGAATTATATGTGCCATATATTTATCCCTCCTTTTAATATTTATATTATTTTACTCATATGTTTTAAATTAATAACCCATAAACAGTTTCTCCATTGGTGATGATCCACGTTTATTAACAAGATTTGCATTGATGATAGCTTCATCATAAACCTCACTAGTATAGGATGAGAAAGCAGATACTGTCTTAGGTGATGCTTTAATATTCTTTAATGAGTAATCATGGAAGTCCTCCATATTAGTATGTCTAAATAATGTGTCAGGCTTTCCAGTCTGGGTAGCCATCTCTCCTATAATCAATCCGAATAATTGCATATTTAAATCATATGACTTTCCATTCAATAATAAATTTTCAGTGAAATAATTCTGTATTTCATTGTAAGGTATGGAAGAAGGTAATCTTCCAGAAGTAAATATTGAATAGAATAAGTCAGCATTAGCAACATCTTCGATTACTTTAGTGGATGAAATGACTATATCATTATTTCTAAATATTAACAGTGTGTAATCGTCAGGTCTAAGTCCCTTTATATTATCTAAATCTTTTATTTTAACCACATTGGATGGCTCACATTCAATCAGTGTAGGATAATTAAATGTATATAATCCATCCATCTTATGTGTATTGATGTCTCTTATAGTATAATTAAAAATTCCTAATAAATTCACCCTACCGTTAATAGTCTTAACGTACTTACGGTCAAAAAAAACTGTGGGGATAAAGAAAACTAATTCTTTATCCTCCAGTTTAAATTGAAGTGAATTACTATCAGGCTTTTGTTTTAAAAAATATGGAATCATATTTAAAGCCTCCAATTTAGTAAATCATCTTAGTATATTCAGTTGTATTTAAATTCCCTTATATAGGAATTAGTTGTTTGTGAAAGTGTAAGTCACGACTGTATCAGCTTCGATATTTGATTCGAAGTGGTTAGTCAATGTATGTACACTAGTATCATAAGTCAAGTCTAAAGTACTTTCATAATTCTGAAGTTCAGTAGTTCCTGGCTTAGTATATATTTCAACACCAGTAGAATGAAGTGGTTCATTAGTGAATATTTCATTTGGTGTGAATGTTACCTTGATGTATCCTTCAGGTCTACCCTCAGCAAACTTACTAACTGGAACTATGTTGATAAATTCCATAGCAGGTTTAACCACTCTATCAGCATCGCCCATTACTTCATTAGGTAATGTGAATGTAGCTGAAGTTACAAGGTCAGTATTCTTTAGAGTTGGAAGTGTTATAAACTGAGCAACATCTGTTGGGTTAACATCACTTCTAACTGAATAAGTCTTATCTATTCCTTCAAACATAGACTGGTCAGCTAAACCACTGTTGAAAGATATAGTCTTGTACTTAGGACCACTATACTTAGTTACATCATCTTCAGATAATAATATCTTAGGACTCTTAACGTAAGTAACTATCATATCAGTATCCATTGTAGTCTGGTCTGATGACTTAGTATATTCTACTGTATAAGAAGCATCAGTTGGAGTTGGTGCAAATTCAGCTAGATTTAAAGTAGCTATACTAACACCACTTTCAATATACTGAGCCTTTTCAACAAAACCTTCTATATCAGACTTATAAGTTAATGTGAAATATCCTTCAGGCTTTTCCTGATAGTCAGATGTGTTTAATACATCCTTACGCTCATAATCTACATAAACTGTCTGGTCAGAAGTTCCTATTCTTTCAGGTAGAGTTATGCTATAAGATTCTACATATGAAGGAAGTCCAGTAACAGTTATTACAGACTTATCGATTTTGCTTAGGTCAGCACTTTCATGTACAACGTAGTTAGCATGTGCTATAGCAGCTGGTATTCTAGATGCAATTGTAAGCATATGGAATCCATTATTCCTCTGAACATCAGTAAGTACAGTTGCTTCAACAATCTTCTTAGCAACGTTAATATATACATTATTCATATCAGTCATATTCTTAGTGAAGACTTCATCATCAGATATTTCAAACTTAAAACTATTGTAAATAGTTTCCATCGTTGGGTTAGTTAACAAATCTACTGTAGTTTTAGCTAAGAAGCTGTTAGTTTTGTTATGTACACTGTATTCTCCATCAAAAGCTCCATGTACATTGACTACCCAATAGCCATCAAGTGGTTTATTGTATTTGGCAGTAGGTATTACATCCTTATAGACTATATCTGGATGTATTACATTATCGCTACCATATACTCTCATCTCATCAGTTCTAGATGTCTTATATTGGATACTTTCATAAATATCAGTATCAAATTCAGTTGCATTAAAACCAAATTCATCAATTGGTATATATTTCAACTTACAACCTATAGCACCATATAATTCTTTAGGTTTTACAGTGACCCCTTCTGGTATATAAGGTATTATTTTTGAATAATTATGGTTAATTTTTTCAGATGAGTATAAAATGTACTCATATTCAAAACTATACACTAAATCATTTGTAATCAATTCAGATTCTGAATCTGAGTAACCTTCAGAAAGTTTTCTAAGCATCTCAACCATTGTTAAAGAGTTTTTATTTTCTTTTATTATATCCATAATAATAGGATCGTCTCTTCTTATACCACTCTTAACTAAATAATCATGAGTACTTGAGCTTTTTTCTAGAGGTTTACTAACTGAATTTTGTGTTATTCTTATACCAAATTTATTATAACCTTCTTTTTCTTCTAAACCATCATACTGACAATCTATAATATTTGCATCTTCATCAATTTTAACAACATCTTCTTCATTTAATGGATAAACATCAATATTTGATGTTACAACACCAGGTAAATTCCATTTTAACTCACCTGTTAGTTTATAACCTTTTGCAATTACCTCAATAGCATCTATTGGAATCTTGCTACTAGCTACACCATCTTTTACATAAATTCCTTGTGAAACTCGCATCATTTCTCCGACACGTATAGGATCTGGTATTTCTTTGAAATCAATTTTGGAAGTAGGTGCTATATTAAAGCTAACATAATGATGTCCTGGTAAATCTATAGCTGCTACTAAACTGTCTACTACGTCATCTATTACCTCTATATCATGACCTATATTAGGTGATATTACATTATCACTGCTGAATAACGACGTTATGTTTTCACTACTAATTTTATGACCTGGCTTAGCACGAGTTAAACCTGCTACCTCAGCTATAGGTAAATCTTTATATTTAGATCCTTTTAAAGCATAGAAGTCTTTAGTGAAATCAGCATACGGTCTAGTATATGAACCTTCACCAAATTTAATTGTATCATACTCATGATCAACATCATTAAAATCTGGATATTCCTCTACTAGCATAAGTGTAGGTTTGCTATATGCTTTTAATACTAACTTAACGTTATAATCCAAACCACCTATCGGTCTAGATGGTGAAAATTCTTTTATAACCTTATCAGTTCCAGTATATGCTGCAACTCCAGCATTTATATAACCTTTCAATTCTTCATTATCATCAATTGATGTTCCACGCTTAATATGAAGCTTCTTAGAATAAGAACCTGTACCTTCTGGGTATTCTGAACTTATAGTCATTTCTACATAATCAGCTGGAGTTGGTACCATGAAGTCTTCAGTAATTACAGCTGCACCACTATCATAAGTTTTTTCAAACTCATATGTCAATACAGTATCATCAGCTATAGTTTCAGGTATATTTAATGGGTGAGCTACCCAACCAGTTTCAGATACGACTGGTTTAATGAATGGTAATAATTCTTTACCATCAACACCCTTAAATGCATATAGTGGATTAAATCCTGCAATTGTACCATGCTCACTAGCTAATGTAACTTTAGCATATCCTTCAGGTGTGTCTTCACCACTATGGTCATCTATGATAGTTCTTTTTATTTCAAGAGATATAAGTACATTTGGTCCAGTTATTACTCCATCTGTAACTCCTTCAGCTGGGCTATCAGGAACAGGAACTCCAGATATATTAAATCCTATAACTTCGTATCCTGGCTTAAGAAGAACGTAACGAGTTACTTCTCTAAGTGTTAAATCATTTACCTTAGTATCTAATGGTATATGAACCTTATCAATAGGAGCTTCTAAAACATTACTATCTACTGTATAAGTACCTACAGCATAACCTTCTTCTTCAACTGTATCATGAGGCATTATAGGTTTCACCCTCTGCAATCTCATTACTACATCATGATTCTTAAGAATATATGGTTCAATTTCAGGTGTCCAATCGAATACCACAAAATCTTTATATTTTTCTTGACCATTTAAAGCTTCATCAGTAAATCTACTAAACTCACTGATAACACCAGATGTTGCATACTCTTTAACTGCATGTAATTTATTGGAATACCTAGGGAAATCAGAAGGGAAATCTGAACTCACATTTATTTCAAAGTAACCATCAGGAGGTGTACTCATCAAATCAGTTGTTTCTAACTCTTCAGTATAATGTCTTTCAGCACTAATAACTGCGTTAGTATCTTCAGTTATTACCTCTGGCATAGTAGTCTTTTCTGATAATATGTATCCATGTTCAATAGTAAATTCATTTGATGGGATAGTAATCTTGCTACTAGCTGTACCCTTCTTAACTAAAAGATCTATAACCTTATTAGATGAATCATGTTCAGCAGTTAGTGAAACAGCTACATAACCTTCAGGCTTTTCATCAAATATACCTCCATCAACCTCATATGCTATATGACCAGAGTTTTCATTTTTAATATATTTAACAACATCAGGCAAACCTCTAAGGTTTAAATGTATAGTATCTTTTATAGTATCACCATCAGCTTCTACACCTGATATTCCACTACTATCTAGACTAGGCATCAATGTAACCCAGTTATGTGATACGATATTATATCCAGGTTTGAATTCATTCTTAACAAGCTTAAGAATATCATCAAGCTTAAGTTCGCTTATTTTAGCACCTTTTTTAACCATTACACTAATATGTGAACTTTCGTCTTTAAGCATACTGCTATTTGTATTTATAAATATACTTGCGTAATCAGGTGAACCGTCAGGTAGTTTTATAATAGGCTCATGACCTTCTATGTATAGTGTCATTGTAAACTCTGTTATAGGTGATATTCTAGGCATGAATGGTGAATAGCTTTCTAGTACAGTATCACCTTCATGAGCTAAAGCCTTACCAGCGTTAATCATTTTAACAATTTCAGGGTGGTCTAATGAAACATCATACTTTATATGAGCATTCATTATATATTCACCATACCCTTCAGGATAAGCTGTCCTTACAGTAAGGCTATAATATCCGTCAGGTCTTGTTTCAAGTTTATCTGTAGTGATAACCTCGTCTGCTTCACTGTAAGCTACACGCTTGCACTCATACTTCAATACTGTATCTGCAATGATAGGCTTATCTACATCAACCCAATCTTTACGCTCCCATCCAGGTTCTATAGGTGTAGGTTTAAGAGTAATATAATTTGTTATTATAGCCCCATGTCTAACCATATATCTTTCATCTTGAATATTAGAGTGTGGGTACTTTACTTCAACCATATGGTATCCATCATACTTTCTCTGGTCAGTATATTCCTTTACAGGTGGATACGCTACTAGAGTTACAGTAATATCGGATGGAGTCTTAATAGTTTCATCTTCAACTGCTGGAACTGGAGGTATCTTTATGCTTACAATTTCATAATTCTCTTCAAGCTTTACATCCTTAGTTAGCATAGGAGATTCTGTTACAGCAAGAGTCTTTAGTATATAGAATGGCTTAGGGTTAGCTACTATACCTTCAGATGCTTCATAGCTTATTAAAGAGTATTCTCCAGAATTCTTAAGTTCTTCACTTGCTTCTTCAGCTAGAATATACTTAGGCTTTACAGGTAATACCTTAACTCTAACCTTAACCTTATATACACCGTCAACTAGTTCAGGTGCAGCCCAAACTGGTTCATCTAATGCATAACCTACATCTTTAACTGTTATATCATCTGGACCAACTATTGTTGTACCAGCTATCTTAGTCTTAAATGCTTCTTCATCATTTCTCATATTGATATAATATGTAGAAGCTATATCAAATTTCAATTCAGTATGCTCATCAACCACATACTCAACCTTAGCATAACCAGGTATAGTTAAATTAGAACTTGGGTTCTTTATCATTTCTGGATATGCTGTATATATTACTTCCTTATCAGCAACTACAGCCCCTGAAGTTTCATGAAGTACTATAGTATATTCACCATGAATAGTCTGCACCTTCTTAAGAACCTTAGCCAAATCTATACCATGTGCAACATTGAATGTTGGTAGAGTTAGACCAGGAACTTCTGCTGAACCAGGAGTTCTAGCAAATGTCACCTTATGGTAGCCTGCTGGAGTTTCACCTTCAATAAGTGAAGCATCATATATTTCAAGAGAAGCTGCATATGTAACAACAATGTCGTTAGATATTGCTGGACCTTGCATAGGTGGTTCAATAGTCTTGCTTAGTATACACTCTTCATCAATGTCAACTGTAGGTTCAGGTACATCGCCAATATCTACACCATCAGCTGTAAAGTATTGTGTAACACCTGATACTCTAGCTTTATCATTACCTGCTACATAAGATACTGAATGATATCCATTAGGTTTTACACCAACTTCATTAGCAGGTACTATCTCAGGGTATACCTTATAGCTAACTTCAACATCAGTAGTTATTTCTTCATTATCTGGATTGATAACTGTTTCAGTTAATACATATCCATGATTAGCTTTTGCATCAACCTTAGGAGCATCTTCCTTCTTAGTATTAGTAGCTACATAATATGATAAGTCAGTACTTTCTTCAACTGTCATATGTTCATGAAGTTTAAATACATAAGAATGATATCCTTCAGGCTTGCTTTCAACTAACTTTGATGGAACTATAGCCTTCTTTATTACATTCAATGTAAATGCCACATCTTCTGTAACATTGTCTGGGAATGCAGGTAAGAACCTATTGTCAGTAGTATACAGTGGGCTAACTGTAAATCCTGTTGGAACAGTTATTCTTTCAAAAGGTGTACCATTCTTTACATAGTATCTAGTAACTGTAGCATTAGGAACAGCTTCAGTTAAATTAAAAGATACTTCTGAGTACCCTTCAGGCTTTTCACCTTCTGGTGATAATATATCCTCAGTTGGTACAAATGGCTTAGGCTGTGTAGTTGGTACAGCATATATTAATACTTCAATATCAGTAGCTGGCATATGCTTTGGAATATCATATGGAGCTAAAGTATATCCCTGAAGAATTGTAGGATGTACTTCAATATTTAAAGTAGCATCTAACTTAGCATACCATACTTCATCACCTTCTGGTAATGTAACACCTTCACCCTGCTTAATAGTTAATTTATAATAACCTTCTGGTCTATGACCTATTTCAGCTTCTTTAACAACTGACTTTAGTTCACAAACTTCAGCAAGTTCAATATCTTCCTCAACTGTAGTTGGGAATGCTTTATTCCAAGATACTATTTGATATCCTGGCTTAGGCTTTGCACCTGGAGGAGTTATTCTCATCCATGGTGTACCATGTTTAACGAAAAACCTATCAGACCCTGTAAATGTACCATTTTCAATTACAAATGAAACCACATGGTAACCTTCTGGTTTAGTTTCCATAGTCTTAGCGTCTATGACTGGATCTAAGGTTGGACTGGGTATATTCTCGTCTTTCTTATCAGGGTTAGTACCTGGCTGTTCAGTTCCAGGAGTTTCTCCAGGATTAACTGGTTCTTCTGGCTGAGGCTGAGGCTTAGGTTCAACACCAGGTGTTTCACCAGGATTTACTGGTTCTGTACCAGTTCCTTCATCCTTCTTACCAGGTTCTGTTCCAGGGTTTACTGGTTCTGTACCAGTACCTTCGTCCTTCTTACCAGGTTCTGTACCAGGAGTTTCACCAGGATTAACTGGTTCTTCTGGCT